CCACAGCCCGCGCCGGGGACCATCCAGCTCGACAACCAGACTCTTGCCCGGCGCACCATCAATGTCGCCGACATAAAACTTGTTGCCGCGAATGCGGCCACTGGGAAACAGGTACAGCAACACCGATTCGAGCCGGTCCAGCAGACCATCCCGCAGCGCCTGCGTGTCAGCCGCTGTTTCCAGCCTTTGTTCGGGGGCGTTGTTGTAGTCAAGCCAGACGATGTTTCCAGCCGTCATTCAGTCCCCCAGCAGCGGTCCTGCCAAGCGCAGAACTTGCACTCCATGTGGGTAGGTGTGGTGGCAAAGCGCGGCAAGACCTCGCTTGCGCTGGTGGCGGTGATCACGCGCACGGCGCGGTCGGACATGCGCTGCGCCAGCCCGCCGTCAAAGGGCAGCAACTCGAACCAGATTTCCTGGGTGTCTTTGTTGATGGCCGTAAAAAGCGCCGGGTTGGCAGAGATGCCCGGAATACTGGCTTCCATGTAGGCCTGGTAGACCGCAACCTGTGCGGCATAGACCGGCTTGGACTTGGCCACCCCGTGTTTGACGGTGTCGCGCCAGGACTTGTCGTTCATGGTCTTGAACTCCCACAGCGCCGGGTAGCTCACGCCCAGATCGGCAGGTCCGGTATTCAAGATCCCGTCGACGTGACCACGGATACGTCCACCTGCCACCGAGAAGCCAAACTGACCGCCCTGGACTTTGCGCGTGTACAAATCAAACCCCGCCATGCGCAGCCAGCGGATGGCCAGGTCTTCCAGCGTGTGGCCCACCTCGAAGATGCGCAATAAGCGGCCTGAGAAATCACGGCCGTCGTCCACCGGTGTGTGCGTGTACTCATATTGCAGCGCGCGCTCGCATGAAACGCCCAAGCGAGATGCGCCCAGGTAGTCACGCGGCGTCTGGCCTGCACGCTCACGTATTAAAGCTGCATCAATGAGCTGGCTGATTTGCTCCTGAATTTTGGGGCGGGCGTTGAAGTCCAGCATCACACACGACCCTTCTGCAAGCTCAGGCGCTCTTGCAAAAACGCCCGGTCGTGCGCAGCCATGCGTTCGTGTTCAGCCGTCATCTGGCCTTGGTAGGCGGTGACAACGACGTCAATCAATGTCAGCACCTCCAAGCGGCTGTAACTGGCCAGCGGGCGGTCCATGCCGATGGAGCCCACAAACTCACCCAATGGGTGCAGGCACGCGCCCATGGCCGTGGTTTCCATTTCACTTGGATCAATCATTTGTCCCTCCGTTTTGTTCATGAGTGTTGAGAAGGCGTTTTGGCAGCGACGCGAACAAAACACCCATTGGTCTGAGCAGCGACTGGGGTCGCTGCGTTTGAGGCTGGGGTTAAACCAGCCGTAGCCTTTGGCCTGGCGGGCACAGACTGCGCACTTCAAGCCGCCTCCAAAACTTGGGAGTGGCTGCTGTGGCTGCTGGCGCTGCCGTGATGCGCGTTATTGGCAGCGGTGACCAGACGCTGAATCTCTTTGCGGTTGAACTGAAACGACAACAATGCGGAGGCTTGGTAGCGGGTCATGCCGAAATCTGTTCGCATCGCCTCTGGCAGGTAGACCAGTTGCTTGACCGTGGGCGGCTCGTTGAGCCAGCGCCGGGTCTTGTGCGCCGAGTCGGCCGACTCATGGTCGTTGAGCCAGTCATCAGCGCGCGCCATGCACACGGTGCGCTCGCCTACAGCCAGCAAAGTGGGACGCAGCGACTTGGCACCACCGATAGCATGCCAGCGGCCGTTCAGGAAAAAAACGCCGCCCCAGGCGGTAAAGCCCGTGGCCATCAAGGCGTCGTCACAACCAAATAGGTCGCACCACCGGAAATTCGAGCGTTTGAGCAAGTCGATTTCACTCATGATGAAATCCGAGAGTGCGCCGGTGTCCTCTGGCTGGCGCTCCCAGACATGGCCGCAGAGCGGGCACTCCATGCATGACAGCGGCACTACGGCCTCGCACTCCGGACACTCTTTGGTGGGTGCTTCACCCTCATGCGTGTGGCTATCAATGTTGACCTCTTGCTCCAGCGCCCCATGCATCAGACTTGCTGTGCCGAAATCCAGCACCACACAGTCGGACTTGATGACGCCGGGAAACTCCTGCGGATCCACTGTGCGAAGACCACGCCCAACCATCTGAATGAAGGTCGACTTGTAGGAGCTCGGGCGTAGCAACACCACACAAGACGTGGGTGTGTAGTCGTAGCCCTCGGTGAGTACCGCCACATTGACCACCACCTGGGCGCTGCCGGTCTCAAATGCTTGCAGCCTTGTTTGGCGTTCAACCTGCGACAGCTCGCCATGGATCAGCACGGACGACACACAGGAAGCCACAAATGCCTCGCAGACACTTTGCGCGTGGGCCACGGTGGAACAAAAAACGATGGTCTTGCGGTCTGCCGCTTTTTGCTTCCAGTGCGCAATCACGGCGTCAGTGATCAGCGATTTGTTGAGAATCGTGGCCACCTGCTCCATGTCGAAGTCGATCGCTGTGCGGCGCACGTTCTGCAATGCTTCCTGCGCGCCGACATCAATAACGAAAGTTCGCGGTGAAACCAAATGGCCGCTTGCGATCATCTCGCCCAGACTGATCTGGTCGGCCACGTTGGAGAACACCTCGCGCAGGCCCTTGCCGTCACCCCGGTTGGGCGTGGCGGTCAGCCCGCAAATGGCAGCCTTGGGATTCTTGGCCAACACCTGGTCGATGACCACCCGGTAGCTGGGCGAGGACGCGTGGTGCGCCTCATCGATGACCAGCAAATCAAGCGTAGGCATCTGCGCAAGGTTCATGGGCCGCGAGAGGGTTTGCACCATGGCAAAGGTGGCATCACCCGCCCAGGACTTTTCCTGGGCATCAAACACCGAGGTGCTCAAGCCCGGATTGACGCGGGAGAACTTGGCCCGGTTCTGACCGGTCAGTTCGGTGCGGTGTGCCAGCACACAGGCCTTGGCATCTGGCTCAGACAACATCTTGCCGACCACCGCCGACAACATGATGGTCTTACCAGACCCGGTGGGCGCGACAGCCAGCGTGTTGCCATGCAGAGCGAGCGCGTTCAGGGTACGTTGGACCAGCAGGGATTGGCGGGGTCGAAGCATCATGGCTGTGATCCCCGCTTACTGCGCCCAGCTCGGACGACCGGGAACCGGCGCACGACCTGTGGCTTGGGCATAGGCATTGGCTGCGGGGGCAGCACTGACCGGAGCAGGCGCTCGCGGCGCACCCATGGCAGCGGCGTAGTCCTTGTGGTCGGGCGTCACTACCGCCTTGATGACCGCCTTGTCCTGGCCGTTCTGGTCTTTGTCCCAGTCGACCTTGCCCAGGAACTCAATACCATCCAGATCCGCAAAGCCGCTGATACGCCGGGCGTTTTGCGCGGCCTGGCTGTTGTCACCCGGCTGGACGTTGCGCGCTGAGTTCAGGATGGCCTTCACCATGGTGCGGCCCATGTTGGCCCACTCAGGTCCCTTGGGACTGTGCAGACCAATGAGTGACCACATCTTGCGGCGTGCAAACTCACCATCGGTCACCACAAATTCGCAGTTCAGGTATACCGAGCCGGTGCTGCTACTCCTGGTGGCGTAACCGCCGGTCCAGCCTTGCGAGGCGTCGTCGAAGCCGCCGGGTTTGATGGTCATGCGCACGCGCACCAGCGTGCCTTTAGGGATCAGGTCGAAAGAGGTTTGTTCAGACGCGGAATTGAAATCGAAGTAAGTCATGTTCAGGACTCCTGGGTGGGGTTAAAAGAAGTGGGGTCGAAGCTGGTGTCTGTGCTTGTCTCAGTTGAGGTGCTGGCTTCTGTCAAAGAAGGAACACTGCTGGCGGGCCGTGCAAAGTCGAGCCGCTCTGGTGCGGGCTTGGCAGGGCCAGCAATCTTTTCCATGAGGCGGCCCAGGTCGGGCTCCTCAATGGCGTCAAGGCGACCCGAACGGTCTTTGGCCGGATAGCCCCAGTTGTTGAGGGTGTGGCAGACAAAGGCGCGGTAGCTGCTGCCGTCATCACTTTTGAGTTCGGTCAGCGTGACCACCTCATCGACGATGCCGGGCAACTCCAATCCGGTTTTGGAGCCGTCAACCTGCAGAGAAAAAATGCGGCGGTTGAAGTCGTCCAGCGCTTCGTTCAAGATGCCGACGAACCACACGTTCTTGCGCCTTGTGTGCTGCAAGTGCGTGAGCCAGCCGATCATTTCCTGACCCATCAAACCGTAAGCACCTCGGCTGTCGGGCTTGCCGGTTTTTTCTGAAAAGGCTTGGGGCTGACCTTTGCACCACTGCAGGCACAGACGCCCAGCCACGGTGATCGAGTCCACGAACACGGTGTCGTACTTGTCCATGGCCGAGGCCTGGCCAAAGCGCTGGCACACCGCATCAAAATGCGCCTGGCTGTAGGGCTGGTCATCGCGCAGCGCCGGGTTGGGGCCGCCAATGAAGACGGCAAAGTCGCGGCACTCCTGCCAGGTGCGTGGGCGCACCGTGTCCCCGGCCCAGCCTTCAACCGCGAGGTCGCCCGCTTCCAGGTCAAAGAACAAAGTGGCGCTGGGTTTGAGGGTCCACAGCTGGGAGGTTTTCCCAATCCCACTTTTGCCGACGAGCACGCCTTTGACGCCACGGGTTTCAGCCAATCGCTGGTCAGCGGTGATGATGGGAAGGCTCATTTTTTTTCTCCTTGAAGTGCGAGCCGAAAGCCCGGCTTGCCGGTTTTGAGGGTGCGGGCCGCAGAGAACGAGCTCTTGAGCGATTCGGGCCACGCGTTGAACTTGGTTTCCGAGACGCGGTAGCTGATCTCGACGTACTCAGCGGGGTTGTCGCCGTTGGCGGCAATGCGCTGCGTGATGTCAGCGAGGCGGGCCTGGTCCCACTCGATCTTTTTGGGAAGATCAGCAGTGATGTGCACGCGGCCATCATCGAAATGAACCACGCCGGTGTCTTTGCCTGCAGCCAGGCGCAGTTGGTGGGCCTGCGCTGAGTACTTCAAATCCAGCGCGCGGTCGATGTGCTCGACGATGGTCTTGGCCATCACCAAAAAATCGGCCGCGTCGTTTTTGAGCTGGAACAGCGATTCGCCGGACTGCTCAGCCAATGCACCCACAGGGATGGACAAAATTTGATCAGGATGATCAAGCGGTCGCGTGCTCATGCGGCACCACCCACGGCACTGGAGGTGCTCTGGCGCAAGCTGTCGGACTCGAAAGCTTCGATGTCTTCGACGCGGTACAGCACGCGGCCCTGGATCTTCATGAAGACCGGACCGATGCCGTCGCTGCGCCATCTTTCTAGCGTCGCTTCAGCGACGTCCCAGCGCTCTGCTAACTGGGTTTGGTTGAGGTGCTTGACCTTTTCTGCGGATTGCAATTGAATCTCCTTGGTGTTGAAAAAACCCCGGTTTTTTGAAGCTCGTTTGCCTCGCTAACCAGTGAGATGAATTTCAACAATCGGGATTCCTCAAGCCGTTCCTCAGACTCCTCAGCGGCATTCCTCAAATGCGTTTCGTGCGGACAAAATGCAAAAAACCCGGGCTCGTACTGGCGAGCGCCGGGTTTAGGATGGACCTGCGGGGTGATGCAGGTTAAAGCTTAGGTTTGAGAGGGTTGCAGTGACTCAGGACAGCCAGTCACGGTCTTCCTCCGGTATTTGCAAGGCGTAAACGCCGTCACCAGACTGGTATTTGATGAACCGCTTGTAGACCACCTTATTTCGATCGAATACTTTGATGGGTGAAAACGGATCGGCTTGTGATCGGCATGCTGTACGCAATGCATCGCGGTCCATCTCACGATCAAAGTCGTCCATCAGCGCCAGCAATAAATCCTTCTGCCGTGGCTCCAGCGCATAGTCGATGCCATCCACGCGCGCCTTGCCCTCCGTGCGCACCAGACGCAGCGTGGTTTGAAACTGGCTGTCTTCAACCGGAGCGGCAACTGGCACGGTCATGCGGTCATTGAAGAACTCAAACTTGCTTTGCGAAATTCGCGCGACATCACTGAGATGGACCACATCAAATGCGATCAGAGGCGAGCCCTCGGGCAGTGGCAAAGCGCTGCTGGTGAGCACCTTTGCAGACTTGTTCGCCTGGTCCTGCCTGATAGTTTCCACCAGCCGCTGCGCTGCTCTGTGGTCATGCAGGTGGCGTGCGAAGTACCAAGTCAGCGGCTTGCCGCGCACAGGCTCCGTAACCCCGATACGCCAGGCCACCTCGGTGGCAACTTCCTTCTTGGCGCTGGGTTGCGTTCCCAACCCGAGCATCAGCCGGTCGATGAACTTGGGCAAGCTCACCTTGTAGGTTTCTTGCAATGACCTCGGGCTGGTGACTTCGCCGCATTCATCGCAGGAGAGCAGGATGTTTTCATGGGCGAGATCACGAACGACGCGCGCCAATTCCACACCACACTCAGGGCAGGTCACGTGCGAGAGCGATGCGCCAACCACGAGCAGTCGCTCACGCAACAAATCACGTCCGGCGTCCCCATATTCACCACCCAAAAGTGTCATGCCGTTGACCTCGGGCTTTTCTCGCTCAAGGAGTTGGCACAACACACTGGTGGCACTGATTTGCGCAAGACTCATGCCGCAACCTCTTCTGCTTCGATCACGTTCAGCGAACGCAATATAGCAAGTGCCGTGGGCTGGTTTTTATCAGCCAGGTTTTTGATGGTTGAAGAGCCCGTGGCGGAGATGTCGAAGCTAAAGTGTCTAGCCTTTTGGCTTTTTGTTGGCCGCGTGTAAATGATCACTGATGCACTGCTCATGTTGTATTCGGACTCAAATGAGTGATGAACTTTGAGGCCACCCAACGCAAGCCAAATAGCATCGCCCTGGTCTTTGGCCGGCGGGGCCTCCACTTCAAACGAAATGCCGGTGCGACCCATGGGCGTGAAGCGTGCACGGCGCAGGCGAACTTTCTCTACGCCGTAGGCTGACCAGTCCTCAAACGGCTCCATCATGCCGTCGCGCAACACGTTGAGTTTGTAACGCGTCTTCTCAATTTCTTCGGGCTTGATGGCCGTCTCCACCACATGCTTGCCAAAGAGTTCGAGCACCGCACCATGGTTCTTGGCTCCACCCTTGACGATGGTTTCGATGAACCCAGTCGACGGCTGATACACCAGCGCTGTTTCAAGCGCGATGCGGGTGTTGATCCGTTTGAAACTGCTTTCCGAAAAATGTGCGATCGCCGTGACAGGGCCTTCGATGTAGATGGTCAGCTGCACGCTGCCATCGGCCTCACGCTTGCTGACCTCGATATGGGTGCCGTCGCCACCACCCACGCTTTTATAAAGCTTGGCCACCTCGTGGGAAAAGGCATCGAGTTTGCTGCGGTCTTGCATCAGTTTGAGACCAGGCTGGATGCGGTGCTTTTTCCAGTACTTGCCATTGGACTTCGACTGAAAGGCTATGTGCATTTCAGCGTTGCGAAATTCAATTTCACGGTAGGTCAACATCCACAGCGATTGCTCGTAAGCG